GGTGGCGGTGGCGGTGGTGCTGGCGGTTATAGAACTGCTAGCGGATTTGCCGTAAGTATTGGTAGCACTTATACAGTAACTGTCGGTGCTGGTGGCTCTGCCGCACAAGGTAGTAATTCTGTTATGTCCACTATTACTTCAACTGGTGGCGGTAAAGGTTCTGACGCTAGTGCCGCTACAACTGGCGGTTCTGGTGGTTCAGGTGGCGGCGGTAGCGGTTCTGGTGCTGGCGGTTCAGCAACATCAGGTCAAGGAAATAATGGTGGTTCTGCTGGCGGTTCGGGCGGTGCTGGTGGTGGTGGTGGTGCTGGCGCAACAGGTACAAATTCAACTTCTGCTACTGGCGGTGCTGGTGGTTCAGGTTCTGCTTCTTCTATTACAGGAAGTTCTGTAACTCGTGGCGGTGGTGGCGGTGGTGGCGGTTATCAAAGCGGTGACGCAGGTGGCGCGGCTGGTGCTGGCGGTGGCGGTGTAGGTGGTGGCGGCGCTAATTCATTTGCTGGCGCAGGAACTGCTAATACAGGCGGTGGCGGTGGTGGACAACACGGAAATAATGGTAATAATGGCGCGTCAGGTGGTTCTGGTTTAGTTGTAATTCGTTATTCAGATACATTAAATGCTTTAACTGCTACAACAGGTTCACCGACTATTACAACATCAGGCGGTTATAGAATTTATACTTGGACAGGAAGCGGAAGTTTTACAGTATGAGTATCTCTAGCGCTAAAACAGGACTTATTCGTGACAATATGCTTGTTGGTAATACTGCCTATATCCCTTCACCTACTCTTGAAGTCGTGGTTGTTGCTGGTGGCGGTGGAAGTTCTAATGATTTTTCTGGCGGTGGTGGCGCAGGTGGTTTGGTTTATCAAGCATCGCGCACTACAACCGCAGGAACTACTTATACCGTCACCGTAGGTGCTGGTGGCACAAACAGCACTAATCAAGGTTCAAATTCAATTTTTGACACAATTACTGCTATTGGCGGAGGGCGCGGCGGTTCTGGTGTTGCGCAAAGTGGTGGTTCTGGTGGTGGTGGAGGAAATGGAAACGCAGGTGGTTCAGCCACGCAAGGCAATTCTGGCGGCGGAACGGGATATGGTAATAATGGTGGAGCCGCTCAAGCAGGTGGAAATAGCACGGGCGGAGGTGGTGGTGCAGGTGCGGTAGGACAAACAGCCCCAACATCAAATTCATCAGGTAATGGTGGTGCTGGCCGTCAATACTGGAATTCATCTAATGGTTCAGCCTTTTATGCAGGAGGTGGAGGCGGTGCAGGTTATACAGGAATTCCCGCTGGAACAGGTGGTAGTGGCGGTGGCGGTAACGGCGTTACTTCTGGTGTAGGAAATAATGGAACAGCCAATACTGGCGGCGGAGCCGGAGGTTCAAGTGTTTCCGCTACCGGTGCTACTGGCGGTTCAGGAATCGTTTTACTTAGATATTCAGATTCTTTTGCTTTAGCGACAAGCACAACTGGAAGCCCAACAGTTACGACAACAGGCGGTTATAGGCTTTATACATTCACCGGTTCAGGTAGTATTACCTTCTAAATAAGGAGAAACCATGGCACATTTCGCACAACTAGATGAGAACAATGTAGTAACACAAGTAATCGTTGTTGCTAATCAAGAATTACTCCTTGACGGCGTAGAGAGTGAAGTCAAAGGTGTAATCTTTTGTAAGTCACTTTTCGGCGAAGATACTAAGTGGGTACAAACTTCCTACAATGCCACAATCCGCAAAAATTACGCTGGTATTGGATATTCATACGACAAAGATTTAGACGCGTTTATTCCGCCAAAACCTTTTGATTCATGGAACTTGAATGAAGATACCGCCCAATGGGAAGCGCCTACACCTTATCCAACAGACGGAAAAAAATATTACTGGTCAGAAGATGATTTAACTTGGCTAGAGGTTCCAACATCTGAGGAAGCATAATGGCTTGTATCAGTATCAAAAATAAAGTTATCAGCCGGAGTATGCTCGTAGGAAATACAGCCTACGACCCTACTCCGCCTTCTGTTGAATATTTAGTTGTTGCCGGTGGCGGTGGTGGCGGAAGTTCAACTGCTAGTGGCGGCGGTGGTGGTGCTGGCGGTTATAGAACCGCGTCCGGTTTGTCTGTAACTAAAGGCGTGTCTTACACAGTTACTATTGGAGCGGGTGGCACAACTTCCTCGGGTACGCGAGGAACTCAAGGTGGTAATTCTGTATTTTCTTCAATCACCTCAACTGGAGGCGGTGGCGGTGGTGGTGGGAATGCTGGAGCGGAAACTGGCGGAAGTGGCGGTTCAGGCGGCGGTGGTCATGGAAATGGTATTTATTCAGGAGGTTCAGGTAATTCAGGTGGTTATTCACCGGTAGAAGGTTACGCTGGAGCCGCTTCTTTAATTGACAATGGAGATTACGCCGGCGGCGGTGGTGGTGGAGCAAGTGCGGCCGCTACAAATGCTAATGGACAAACAGGAAATACAACATCTATTTCAGGTTCATCGTTAAGTTATGCCGGTGGTGGTGGTGGCGGAAGTCGTACTTCACTCACATATTCAGGCGGAACAGGTGGAGGCGGCAACGGCGCTAAAGCCAATTCAACTAGCGCGGTCGCTGGTACTGCCAATACTGGAGGCGGCGGTGGAGGTGGCGCTGGTAGCACAGGACAGGCTGTCGGTGCTTCAGGTGGTTCAGGTGTAGTAATTATTCGTTATTCTGATACTTACAATCTTGCGACATCTACAACAGGTTCACCCACAATTACAACTTCCGGCGGTTACAGAATTTATCGTTGGACAGGAAGCGGTTCAATAACTTTTTAAGGAGTTAGCAAATGACTACCACATATCGGTATTTATTTGCCGACCTTTTAACTAATGAAATTATTGCGGAACTTCCGCTAACTGGTGTTTCATTTACTCAACAATTAAATCAGGCTGGTTCTTTTCAAGGGCATTTATTAACTAGCGCAATTAATACTTACGAATATAACGTTGATACGGCAACAGAACCAGGGCGTAATGCCATATATGTTGATAGAAATGGAACACTTATTTGGGGTGGCGTAATTTGGCAACGCGCATATAACAGTAATTCGCAAACGTTAAGTATTACAGCCAGAGAATTTGAAAGTTATTTTGAACATAGATTAATTACAACCACACAAGCATTTACTAATACCGACCAATTAGAAATAGCGCGTGATTTAATTACAGCCGCACAAGCAGAAACAAACGGCGATATTGGCGTTATTGTTGGTTCAGAAACATCTGGCGTATTAATTGACCGCGTTTATTATGATTATGAATTAAAAGGCGTATATGCGGCAATTCAAGATTTATCTCGTCAAGATGATGGTTTTGATTTTAATATTTCGGTTGATTATGACCCAATAACTAACGAACCATTAAAAACGTTAGTGCTTGGTTATCCACGAACAGGAAATATTGATACTGGTATTGGTGATATTAATACGCCAGTATTTATATTTCCTGCTGGCAATATTGTTGAATACGATTATCCCGAAGATGGCGCAATTATTGCTAATCAATTACACGTTGTAGGTGCTGGTTCAAACGAAGGTAAATTATCGGCTATTGCCACAAATAGCACAAAAATTAGTCAAGGTTGGCCGTTATTACAAAGTCAAGCAAATTATTCAGATATAACCGACCAAAACGTTTTAAATGAATTAGCGGCTGGACAAGTTGCGGTATTAGCCGCGCCACCGCCTATTATTAATATTGTTGTTCCTGCTTACGTTACGCCCGAATTTGGAACTTATGAAATAGGTGATGACGCTCGTTTAATAATTACAGATAATCGTTTTCCAACTGGTTTGGACGCCGTATATCGCATTGTAGGATTTAACGTTCAACCCGGTGAAAACGGACCCGAACGTGTAACAATTACATTAACTATTACTACAAATTGAGACGTTATGGCATATATAAATCAACCAGCAGATTTACGCGCATATTTTGCCGATATTGAAAACCGCTTACGTAAATTAGAAACCGCGCAAAGATTTACTACACCTAACGTAGATTTCTCAACTAATACGCCTACTAATCCGCGTATAGGCGACCAATTTTTTGATACAGACGCAGAATTAATTAAATATTGGAACGGAACTCAATGGGTGGAAATTGCGGATAATTTATATTCCACAAGTATTAACACTTTTAATACAACTATTCAAAGCACTAATAACAATATGGTTTATACAGGAACGCCGTGCGATATTGAAGTTCAACGTATCGGTAAAATGATTACCGCTAACGCAACCATTACTTGTACCAATATCTCAAACTTTGGAACTGGGCAAATTTATATTGATATGCCAGTAGGTATTCCTACGCGCTCGCATAATTTATCGGCTGGTGGTTATCTTGTTGATGGCGGCACAACTTATACAATATTTGGAACATTAGGCGCAAGTGCTAACAAAATGTATTTATGGCACCCAACCAGCAACGGCGGTTCGGATATTTTGGATTACAATTCGCCAGCCGTGTTGGACACAACTTCGGTAATTAACATAACTGGCGTTGCTCTGTTAGCATAATGTTATGACCGCAACTGAATGGGCTGGATTAGCCGTATCCGTTACAACTTTAATGGGAGCATTATCGGTGGGTGTTCGTTTTCTTGTTAAACATTATCTTTCAGAATTAAAGCCTAATGGCGGTTCAAGTATTAAAGACAAAGTTTCAGATATTGATAAAAAGGTAGATAAACTGGAAGCACGTATTGACGAAATATATAAATTAATGGTGGCAAAATGAACGTTATAGATATTGCTAAACAAGAACTTAATTATCAAGAAGGCAAAAATAACAATACCAAATATGGTAAATGGTATGGATTAAACAATAATCCGTGGTGCGCTATGTTCGTATCGTGGTGTTTTGACCAAACAGGTGAAATTAAAAAAGTTGCCGCTAGTGGTAAAAAAGGTTTTGCTAGTTGCGCGGCTGGTCTTGCTTGGTTTGCTAAGAAAAATAAACTTGTACCAGTTGGAGAAGCACAGGCTGGCGATATTGTATTTTTCCAATTTGATACTGACGCGGAACCAGACCACGTGGGTATTGTTATTAAGAATAACACCAAATTAAAGCGGTTAGTTTGTATTGAAGGAAATACAGCCGCAGATAAATCTGGTTCACAAAGCAACGGCGATGGCGTATATGAAAAAAAGCGTTCATATTCGTTAGTAATGGCAGTTGCCAGACCATAGGAGAAATATGAAAAAGTTATCAAATAAAGAAAAATTAATGCTTAAATCTGCCGCACGTCATTTTGTATTAGTAGCAATACCAGTATGGCAGGTTAGTAACGGCGATATTAAAGCGTTTGCTTACGGATTAGCCGCCGCAATTATTGGCCCAGCAATTCGCGGTCTTGACAAAAAAGACCCTGCGTGGGGTAAAGTCGCGGAGTGGTTGGAAACTGAATTAAAGAAGAAGACCACTAAAAAAACTAAATAATAAATTGCCTTTACCTAGCGATTAAGGGGAAGAATTGCTAGGTAAAGGTTTATTTTTTTAGGTAAAGGTTAAGGCGTGTTCAATTGTCTTTTATCTAATCTTGTCTGTATTCTTCTGCTATGTCTTTAGAGAACTCTATTGAAGAATATCGTTATAAAGGTAATAATCTTTGCCCTTTTGCCAGATTAATAGACCAATTAAACGACGCTGATAAAAAAGCCCTTGACGCGGCTATCAATAAACGTTTACCAGATGTAACTCTTGCTTCGGCTTTACGTAAAGAAGGTTACAAAATTGCTGAAATTAGTATTTCTCAACATAGAAAAGGTTTATGTCGGTGTCGCCAGAGCAGCGAGTAAAAGAAATACTAGAAGAACGCCAAATGTATCACGGCGATTTTTATTCAAACTTTATTACCATAGGCAAAATATGGGGCGCATTGCTTGGTGTAGAACCTATTGAACCTTATAAAGTTGCGTTAATGATGGACGCATTTAAAACAGTAAGAGCGTTTAAAAATCCAGAACACGAAGATAACTGGTTGGACAAAATTGGATATACAACTCACGCACAAAGTTGTGCTTTCTATGACGTGGCAAAGAAAAAATGACGTTAAAGAAACAACTGGAAGAAATACCTGACGAGGTAGCCAGTTCAGACGTAGTAGAACTACGCAAAGCATTAATACGAACACAAAAACAATTAAAAGAAGCCAAACAACGCACGGAAGAATTAGTTGAAGCAACTATTCAAGCCGCATTTGACGCTACGTTATCTATGGGCGAGATTAAAGAAGTTATTGCGCCTATTACCGATAAACGCAAAATTAAATCGGAAGTTGCGCTATGGCATTTAACTGACTGGCAAGGTAGTAAAAAGACAACCACCTATAACAGCCAAATAATGCGCAAACGCGTAATGGAATTTGTAACTAAAGCAAAACGTATTACGGAAATTCAACGTGCTGACCACCCTGTTAAAGATGTAGTTATTATGTTTGGTGGCGATATGGTGGAAGGTTTATTTAATTATCCAGCGCAATTACACGAAATAGACGCAACGTTATTTGAACAATACGTAACAGTATCCAGATTAATTGTGGATACAGTTAGAGAAGCATTAGCAATATACGAAAAAGTATTAGTGGTGGCAGAGTGGGGAAATCACGGGCGTATCGGTAGCAAACGCGCAGATGTTCCACGTTCCGATAACGTGGACAGAATGTGCTACGAATTAGCGCGGCAATTGCTTGGAGATGAAAAAAGATTAACTTGGGCAGACTGCCCCGAAGACGTTCAACGTGTAGAAATTGGCAACTATCGGGCTTTATTAATACACGGAGATGAAGTTGGTCGTAATGGCTTTGCTTCACCAGCCGCAATTGTTCAACACGCTAATAGATGGCGTAGCGGTGCTTATCCGTGGGAATTTCGTGACGTATATATCGGTCATTATCATACGCACGCTTGTTGGCCAATGGCAAACGGATTAGGTTCGGTTTATCAAACTGGTAGCACGGAAAGCGATAATCGCTATGCCAGAGATTTATTAGCCGCAAGCGCAATACCTAGTCAGCGATTACATTTTATTGACCCCATTAAGGGCAGAGTTACTGCGGAATATAAGGTTTGGTTAGATTAGGCAAATCGCCTGTTGCGTCATATTCGGGTGTTTCTAATGGGTGCGGTTCTTTACAATTACCGCAATTAAGGCACATTAATCTTCTTCGTCATCATCACCATAATCGCTGGTGATAAGTCGCATATCAGAAATATCTACACCATTATTTTTTGCGGTAGTTAATGCTTCATTAAAAGTATTTAGACAACGGCTAGTAATATCGGAAACCATATCGGGGTATTGCGTATCAGTTCCGATGCTTACTTGTAATCCGCCACAACGGATTTCTACGTGCGTATAAACTCCAGCCATATCCGAACTTTACCGCCAGTTATTTAGTGCTACGCAAGACACCGCAAAACGGCGTGTAATTGCGTTTTAAAGCGTTAATGGGCGTTCTCATATCTCTATATGGGTTCAGACCCCAAAACGCCCCTAGCGACCCCTAGCGACGTTTTAAAGGGTCTTTTCACGAAGGGAAATGCCCCCTATGGGCTACTGCCCTTTGTAACGCTTCTCATATATTCTTCTCTTAGTACAAACAACTGGATAAGTCGCCCGACAGTTCCGATAGGAAATCCAAGTTTCGTACCAGAACCTAGAAAATTAAATAGAGAAGGCAAGAATTAACCGAAAAGTTTTGGTAATTACTTTGGTTAATTTACACGTAGTTAGTAACAAGTAACAGAAATCCGTAACAGGTTTTACACATTACGGTAGTCACTTCGGGGTTTCCAACCGCAATACGTAATACGTTCCGTTACAAGTTATGGCCCACAAAATAAAGCGACGCTCAGTTCAGATATAGAACTCAACGAAGTATCCGCGAAGACCCGAAAGGCGAGCGAGTGACAGATACAACGCCAGCGCAACGTTAATAAAAGTGAAGGAACCGATAACGAACCAGCCTTATAAAAAGTTACCTAGGAATTAATCCGAAACCGCTTAACACTAAAAGTTAGGCGGTCTTACTAAGTGGCGATTAGTAACTGATGAGGACAGCCAATTAACAGAAAGTTAGGGATAAAAAATGAACACAATGGAACAAAACTTCAAAAACGCAAAAAAGGAAATCCGTTCATTAGGCGTAAAAGTAAAAGTTAATGTAATGGAATGTTGCAGAGGTTGTATCGGAACAGAAAAGTTAGGTTTGAAGTCAGAAAATGAACCTTATATCTACACTTACGGCGGACAAGGTAACGCGGTTAGTTGGGTTGATGGACTTCCTTATCTACGTTCCGAAGTTAATAGAAATTGGCGTTTAGATGAAAAAGATTTAGTTAATTCTGAATATTTTAATCACGGCAATTTAACACCTGAACTTGGTAAGCAAATCGTTGCCGCATTTGAACGTAATGGTTTCGTAGTTAATTGGGACGGCGACCAGTTCCATTGTATTGAAGTTGATTTCAAAGCAACCAAATTAAATCAAGACGCAGTAAAAGCAGTTGAAGCAATTCAAACCGATTACGCAATGTGCTAATCGTTATAACGAAGGGAAATAAATAAAATGACAAACGTAGTAATTACTTGGAAAGCATTTGGAAACAAGCCAGAACGTAATCGTTATATTTCTTCCGTTAAATTTCAAACGGAATTTGATGTAACTTCAGTTAATGACAAAGTAGCGTTATTAGACGTTATTTATCATTCAACTAATACTTATTCGGGCAACTTATGGAACCTTATTGAACCGCTTTTATCGCCAAATCGCACTCATACCGCGTTAAGCGTAGGCGACGAAGTTCAAATAGGTGATGACGTTTATCGTTGCGCTGATTTTGGTTGGGACAAAATTACCTGCATATTTGATAAGGAAGGAGTGATAAACAATGACAACTAAAAATAAAGAAATATATAAATGCGGTATCTGCGGCAAAGTATTAGTTCAAGGTCAATGGATACCAGCGTTTGTTTGTCCAGACCCTAAGTGCTTTAACAGCGAAGAAACAGACTAAGGCGAAACCGCCCCACGTGGGCGGTCTATCGGTAAATAACCGATACTGACGAGCCTCGTCAGCATAACGTTAGGGAAACAAATGACTACTGAAACAACAACCGAAGTAAAAGAACCAACACCATACGAAGTTGCGGCAGAGTTCGTTAAGAATAACGCCGTATCTGAAATTACAGAACGTATTGCACGTCAAAGCGAAGAAGTTATTGCGTTACGTGCCAATTATGAACAAGCGTCAAAAGAACTACGTAACTGGAAAAATAGTATTACGGAGTTTTTGAAAGACCATATTAAAAATGACGATATTGATACCGATATGCTAAAAGAATTTGCGGAAGAACTTAATATTGAACTAACTAAGGAAATTGAAGTTACGTTCAAAGTTAATGTTAAATTCACCGCAACAGTTCCGCTTGATTTTGACGCGGATAAAATTGACGAAAGCGATTTCAATGTTGATATTGATTATCGCGGTAATCACGAAGACGTTGAAATGGACGAAGATTATTCAGATATTGAAGATTTTGACGTTTCTAACGACAACTAAATAACAATTAAATAAACCAAACAAACAACTAATAGAAAGAAGGCAATAAAATGGGTATGGTTCCAGATGAGTTTGAAGATGGAACAGCGGCGTTTTTCACAAATCGTGAGGTCGCGTGGCACAAATTAGGTGTTGTTACACCTAACGCATTAACTGCAGAAGACGCACTTAAAACCGCGTTGCTTGACTGGAAGGTAATTAAATCCGATACGCCAGTTGAAACAATTGTTCCAACGGCTGACGGCAAAAGCACTAGCAAGATTACATTTCCAGATAAGTTTATGACTTATCGTTATCACCCAAAGACAAACAAGGCTGACGCTTTGGGCGTTGTGGGTAATCGTTATACGCCAGTTCAGAACGCGGAAGCATTTTCGTTTTTGAACTACGTAGCAGATGAATCAGGCGCGGTATTTGAAACGGCTGGTTCAATGAATAATGGTCGTAAAGTATTTATGACTATGAAAATGCCAGAAGGTTTACAAATCGGTGGGCAAGACGCAATTGATTTGTATTTAATGGCGTGGAATACGCACGACGGAACTTCCGCGTTTAACTTACTGGTTACACCTATCCGCGTTGTTTGTCAGAACACGCTAACTGCGGCTATTCATAGCGCGAAATCTAATTACGCGTTACGACACACACCGGGCGTTAATGGCAAAATTCAGGCGGCTCGTGACGCACTCAAACTTACTTTCAAATATACGGAAGAGTTTGAGAAAATGGCAGAAAAACTTATTAGTCAAGAAATGACCGATAAACAATTTGCCACTTTAGTTGAGAACGTATTTCCAATTGACGAAGAAAGTCAGCGCGCAACAACAATTGCGGAAACTGCTCGCGGAACTTTGATGGGTCTTTGGAAAGCACCTACGCAAGCAAATATTGCTAATACAAAATGGGCGGCGTATAACGCGTTTATTGAATACTCTGACTGGGCTTCACCGATACGTGGCAAGAACCCAGAAACATTACGTGCTGAACGTATTATTAGTGGCGCTGGTGACCGATTTAAGAACAAGATACTGGCACTTCTTTAATACCACACACACCAAATAAACGTGGCGGATATTCAATTGGTATCCGCCACGTTTTGTTCTATTGATTAATTAACTTCCCCAAGTAGAATAGGAAATGGAGGCAAACCCAATGATAAGTAATTTAATCGCTATTCTTTATGGCGTATTTTGCGGCGTTCTCGCATTACTTGTTATTAAATTCAACGGAAATCCACGAAGACTAACTAAGCGCGGTAAATATTTTGTATTTATCGTGGCTATTGTCGTGGGCTTTTTGTTAGGGCAATACATTCTTAACGTGGAATGGAATTGCGATTTGCGACCACAAGCAACAACTCCGTGCGAAGTGCATTGGAGATAACCAATTAGAAAGGCAAACCAAATGGACAAAATCAAGGTCAAGGCAATTATCGGAGTAGAAATGCCAGCACCAGAAATCAATTCTGGTTCAACGTCTGATAAGAATTCTTTATTGCGTAGCCACGCAGAAACAGTTATCAAAAATACGTTGTCCGATATGAACCCAGAAATCTTGCGTTTGAACTTATCAAGAAGGGAAACAAATAATGGCGATTAATGCCGAACAGGTACGCGGTTGGATAGCGGAGTTACAAGTAATAGCAAGTATGAACAATAATCCAATTTTGCGCGATATAGCAGATACGTTAGATGAAGGCGTTGTATCGGGCAGAATTTATATTGAAGAACCAATTAACGAAGGGAAAAATAAATGAATAACAGCGCGCTCGCCGTTACTGGCGAACAAAGTTGGTGGAACGACAAGCAAGAAGCCGCATTGAAGCAAATTGGATTATCTAATGCGCCAAAAGCGGAACTTGCGGTATTTCTACATTACGCACAAAGAACAGGGTTAGACCCATTTGCGCGGCAAATTTATATGATAGAACGCGGTGGGCGTTACACAATTCAAGCAAGTATTGATGGATTACGTATCGTTGCGCAACGTTCTGGCGAATATGCTGGACAAGTTGGGCCGTTTTGGTGCGGTCCAGATGGCGTATGGACAGATGTTTGGTTAGAGAAAGAACCGCCAGTTGCGGCAAAAGTGGGCGTTATGCGGTTGGGCTTTACTGAACCTTTATGGGGCGTGGCAAAGTTTGATAGTTATAACGCAAACTCACCTATCTGGAAAAAAATGCCAGACACAATGATAGCGAAATGCGCCGAAGCACTTGCGCTACGTAAAGCGTTTCCAAATGACCTTAGTGGTATTTACACCAGCGAGGAAATGGAACAAGCCGAAGTTATACCAGTTAAAACAACAACTTTGGAAATTCCAGATAATAACGTTACTCCGATTAAACCAAATACGGAAATAACACGTGAGAATTGTTTAACTGCGTTAGAACTTGTTAATGACGCTAAATCAATTCCAGAATTGCGTTCATTATTTGAACAATACAAAGTCTTATTAGATTTTGAATTTTCTTACAATAACGAAATTACAACCATACGTGCTGAAATTATGGATAGAAAATCCGATTTAGAGGCGCAAACAAGTGGTAACTAATTTTGGGTTATTAGAACTTGACTTTAATATAGAACTAACACCTGCGGAAAAGTTTGAACGTTTTCACGAACTTAACCCGCAGGTGTTTAACGCTTTGGAAAGTATGACTACGGAATTAACAAATCGTGGTCGTAAGCGTATCGGTATCAAAATGCTATTTGAAGTATTGAGATGGAATTACTATATGGAAACTTCCGACCCTAATTCCGACTTCAAAATCAATAACAATTACGCGCCATATTATTCACGGCTCTTAATTGAAAAACACCCAGAGTGGGCAAACGTATTTGAACTTAGAACAATTAGGAGTAAATAATGAACGGCAGAACAAATCGTGAATGGATAGAGTTACTTAATACTCTTTACAGCAATACACAACCTAATGCTTCTTCTCTTAGCATTAGTTCTGTTACAACTATCACTAAAAAAGAACCTGACTTAATTCCAATTCCGTTGGATAAATTGTTTGAACTTTACGGCAATTTAATACTGGTTGGGTTTGAAAAAGATGAAGCATTATCAATTGTAAATACGGTGGTTACAAATGCCGAACGAACCGCATAGATGTTGGTATTGCGGTAACTGGAAACCTAACGCCATAGATAGATGTTCTGTTTGTGGCAATACTGGGAAGGATAAACCTTATGGTAACACCGCAAACAATTGAACAAAGATTATTAGCCTTATCTAAAGAAATAGATGACGCTCATAATTATTTGGAAGACGCGGAACGCGCCTACCATAAATCAAAAGCCGCATTTGAAATAGCGGTAGCACGTGCGCGTTTGTCGCACCACCAGAGTAAGTTACGTGTTCAAGATATACAAGATTTAGCGTTACTTGAAACGGAAACTGAATATCAAACACTTCAAATCGCAGAAGCACAAGTCAAGGCGGCTCGTGCTAACGCAACGCGTATCCGAACACAAGTGGATATTGCGCGTTCTATCGGAACTTCCGTTAGAGCAAGTTTAGAAATGTAAGGAAGGGAAAAATGAAGACTAAAGAAAAACTAATTTGTTCCGTTTGTGGAACAGAAGATATGTTCATTACGTTAAAAAATGGCGAGAAATTGCCACAATACGCATATTCAATTGCGACTAACAAAGTAACTTGTATGCCTTGTAAAGAAGGTAAAAATGTTAGTAAATGAAATGCTTCTCAAAGCGTTATCGGCTTATAACGATAGCCGCGAACGTAGCCAGCAAAAACAAATCGGTGTATCGCAATTAGGTGGTTGCCGCCGACAAGTCTGGTATCAATTACAAGATACTAATAAAACTAACGACACGTTAAAACTTCCAGCACTTATGGGAACAGGTATTCATAAGATGATAGAAGAAGCGTTGTTATTAGACGTTAAGCAAAACTGGGCTGAATATTTAATTGAAATGGAAGTTGAATATTCTGGATTAAAAGGGCATATTGATTTATTTATCCCCGAAATCGGCGCAGTTATTGACTGGAAGACAACCAAGTTAAAGAACCTTGATTATTTTCCTAGTAAGCAACAACGCTGGCAAGTTCATACTTACGCATATTTGCTAGAGAAAAACGGATATAACCCTAAAACGGTTACGTTAGTGGCAATACCGCGTGATGGTGACGAACGCCAAATTAAAATCCATACTGAAGAATATTCCGAAGATATTGCCGCAGAAGCGTGGGCGTGGTATCAAGATATTCAGCAACGTACCGAAGCACCAGAACCAGAGCGATATGCGGCTCAATTCTGTAAGTTTTATTGCCCATACTACGGCGAGAATTGCGGTGGTAAGGGAAAAGAACTTACGCAGGAAACTATTACCGATAAGGAAATTATTTCTGCGGTTGAACGTTACGTAACACTTTCCGAAGAAATAAAGGAACGTGAAGCGCAGAAAGATGGATTAAAAGCCGCGTTAGAGAATATAAACGGCGTTACTCCTAGTGGTTTGAAGGTTACGTGGTCGCAGGTTGCTGGTCGTTCTTCCGTAGATGAAGAAGCAGTTAAAGCGGCTATGGGCGAAGTTCCAAAGAAACAAGGCGAACCGCAAATGAGGTTAACAATTAAATGACGGTAAAAGATAATTGGGACAATTGCAAAGAACCTAATTGCGATAAATGTCATTGTAAGGAATGTGAATAATGACGTGGATAAAAATTGACGATAGTTTCCCCGACCACCCGAAGGTGGTTGGGTTATCGGATAAATCTTTTCGCGTTTATATATCCGCGCTTTGTTACGCTGGCAGATATTTAACAGATGGTTTTATACCTATGACGATTATTGCCAGATTTGCTGACGAGGATATGAGTTATATCGTTGAACTCACCAAATCGGGATTATTAAAAGAAGATATTAGTAATAACGGTTTCACCATACACGATTATTTGGCACATCAAACTTCACGGCAACAAGTTGAAGATAAACGTGCCAATTTAAGAGAAAGGCAAAAACGTTATAGAGAGAAACACGCTTTTGATAATGACGAGTTTGATAACGCGTTATTAACGGAGCCAGAATACAGAATACAGAATACAGAAGACATAATACAGAATACAGAAATAAATAAACTACTTCCTGCGCCGAGAGTGCGAAGTGCCAAATTAGCAGTTGAAAATATTTCTAATAAATTGGCAGAAGCACGTGCTAATGGGATTAACGCTTGGAACTTATCCAGACTTGTTGAAGATGAATGGGATAAGTTACATAACGATAACGACATTGGCGGTTGTATCGCACTAACTGCGTGGTATGTAACAGAACTCCAGAGCCGCACTTTAACTAGCGCGGAAATTGGTCGTATCGGTCAAATGACTAAACGTTTTGGTCGTATTGCGTTACTTGCCATAGATGAAGCGGCAAGTAAAGATTTAACGGATTTAGTTAGTTATGCATATCGCGTAGCGCAAAATATGTATAAAGAAAGGCAAAAAGATAAATGAACGAAAATATAATTTCAGAAATTCTTAATAATTGGTTTTTTAATCACCCAATTAATAAGCACGATTACGGCGATTTAGTAGGTGAATTTGTCGTTATATTGCGTGAAAATAACCCTTTATTTGACGAAGATAAATTCATTGAAAATTGTGGTTTAAAAGAAGATATTAAGTGTTTTGTTTGTAACGAACCAGCAGAACATAAAAAAATGGGTAAAGATTTATGTACCTATCATTACGACTTAGCAAACGACCATAAGAGAGACCGCGACTAATGGGCGATATTAACTGGTTAATTAATATGGTTTCTGCCGATATTGGTTCAACATTTGACGCTGTTAAATCTAACAGTAAATTAATGACCGAAATTGAACGCTATGTTAAAGGCGAAATATACGAATATAGTGATTTAATTAAAGTGTTAACCGAGAAGGTGAAAAATGAAGTTAAGAAATAAACTTTGTTCAGGTCGGCATTGGTTTGTTAAGGAAGGGCAATTGTTTCTTACCACCGATACGGAAAAAGAACAAGAGTTAGCAAAGAAAGTAATTAAAGTGTTAGAAGCGCAAATAAGGTTGAATATTTATGAACAAATTTGCGATTTCAAACCATTAGATAATCGGCGACAAATAGTTAAAATGGCTGGCAATATGGATAATGCGTTACTAGCCGTTCAAGCAATTTGCGCCGATATTGCGTTAGGTAAAGGTAATGACGGAACAAACGCCCGAAAAGACGTTTGACGTTTTAATGCGCGTTCTTAGGGGTATTGAGGAACTTCGTATCCAAGATACCCCTATGAACGAATTAGCCTTTGTTTATAGAGAAGGACACGAACTAGCGTTAGATAACGCTATGAACATAATTAGAAGGGAATTATAAATGCACTGCGGAAAAGTTAATTGTATTTGTACGCATAAAGATGGTTGCGAAAAAGGATTTATTCATACGCGTTATTCTGATAAACGTTATATAAACACGCCCGAAGGACAGAAAGTTGTAGAAACTTGGTACGACGGCGTATTATTTTGCCCAACCTGTGACCCAGAAAGGGCGCATATACAGAAAACTTCACGTTCTAGTGAAGAATTTCAACAACGCTTGCGTGAGCGTTCTTCGCTGAAATCTAGCGACTACTACGACAAAGAAGAAGCAAGCAAAACCCGAACCCTCTAATAAAGGAGTAGGAAATGCCATTAACAATTAAAATAAAAATGTTATTAATTTGGTCTTTAACCACGCTAGGTATTTTTATGGCACCAGCAACGGCAGAAGCACCGCATTTTGAAGATATTTCCCCAGAACAACAAGCCAAAATAACGGAACAATTAATTAAAGATAAGGCTTATGAAGACCCACGAGCCTACGCATTAACGTTATTTGAAGATTACGGCTGGAAACCTAATCAAATGACTTGTCTTGACCAGTTATGGACTAAAGAAAGTAACTGGCGGCACAAAGCAGATAATCCTAATAGCACGGCATACGGAATTGCCCAAATATTAGGCGAAGATAAAAAGCATCCAGCAGACCAAATTTCTAACGGTTTGCGGTATATTCAGCACCGCTATGGAACACCTTGCGAAGCGTGGAAATTTTGGCGAAGCCATTACTGGTATTAGCGCGCAATTTTTTGTTGCTGGAAGACCAATTCCGCAAGGGTCTTTAAAGTTTATTAACGGACACGCCATACACGTTAGAGCGCAAGACTTAGCGTTATGGCGAGCAGATATTGCTAACGCGGCACGAACAGCCAAAGTTGAGATAGCAAAAGAAGGCGTTGAAGTTCATTTAACTTTTGTTATGTTAAAACCAAAAACTGTTAATCGTTCAGAGCCGTATATAAGACCAGATATAGACAAACTTGCTCGCGCCGTCTTAGATGGATTAACAGGTGTGGCTTACGAAGACGACCAGCAAGTTGTTAAATTAACTGCCATAAAAGAATACGGAACTAATCAAGGTGTTTGGATACGTATTACGGATAAAGATAAATTACGCCGCAGTTTGCTCGCTAGTGAAAACGTCATTGACGACTTCACTAATATGAACATAAACTCCAATTGCGATTAAATCGTTATTGAAATCAGCGAAGGCGGTATATGACGGACTGGGCAACTCTACGTGAGCAAGTATTAACACGTTGCGCAGGATATTGTGAATTATGCGGTTTCGGATTACACGACACGTTTGCTTTACACCATAGAAAACTGCGCTCGCGTGGCGGTAAAGATACGTTAGATAATTTAATTGCTTTACATCACGAGTGCCATAACTTAGGCAATAATGCTGTTCATACTAATATCAAAAAAGCAACCGAAACTGGACATATAGTTCCACGACACGCTGAACCTTTTGATTATCCGTTAGTGCTTCCTAATGGTTCTATTGTTAAACTAACGGTTGAAGGAACTTATTTAGTAGAAAAGGAAGGCTATGGCTGGTGAAGCAATAATTACTGTTGAAGGTAATTTAGGTAATGACGCTGAATTACGTGTAACGCCTAACGGAGTTTCCGTAACGTCATTTAATTTAGCAAATACGCCACGCACTTTAGATAAAAAAACTAATGAATGGTTAGACGGCGAAACAATTTGGTTTCGTTGTTTTATCTGGGGTAAAAACGCAACTGGTGCGGCACAACAATTACGTAAAGGTGTAAAAGTTGTTGTTAATGGAAGATTTAGCGTTAATACTTATGTAGATAAAGAAGGCGTTGAACGTAAATCGTTAGAAATTAACGCTGACCATTACGGTATTGTTCCGCGTAATCTTGCTGAACCTATTGTTCCGCAAAGCGATAGACCAATTGAAGACCCTATTGACGACCCTTGGGCGTAGAAAGGCAAATATATGACGGAAGAAATTGTAGATAGTGTTACTGCCGCAGAAATGTTAGGCATTACGCAAAATAATTTACGACAATTAGTTTTTCGGAAACTTCTTTCACCTGTCGGTAAGGAAAGGCGCCGTTCGTTATTCACCCTAGCGAATGTTGAGCAGGTGAAGGCCGCCCGAATAAACGCTAACCCTTCGGCGTAATCGGGCAAAGAAGGTGCGCTAACCCTAACTGGCGCACCTTCTTCTAAATTTGAAAGGCAAAAATGAAAACCGAATTAATTAATGTAGAAGAATTAACGCTTGACCCTAATAACGCACGTAAACATAGTAAAAAGAATTTAGACGCAATTGCTAAATCTTTACAACAATTTGGGCAACAAAAACCCATAGTTATTACGCAAGATAATGTTGTTGTTGCTGGTAACGGAACGTTAGAGGCGGCAATATCTATTGGCTGGAAAGGTATTAATTGCGTAAGAGTTCCTAATGACTGGAACGAAGAAACAATTAAAGCGTATGCGCTAACAGATAATCGCACGGCGGAACTAGCCGCTTGGGATAGCACGATATTGCTAGACCAATTAAGAGAACTTGATATTAGCGGCTGGAACGTTAATGAATTAGGCTTTAAAGATTTTGATTTAAAGACTAAAGACGAAATTGAAACTGGGTTACAAGATTACGCAGAACGTTATGAAGTTGTAATTGAGTGCGCAGATGAGAACGAACAAACCGCATTATTGCTACGCCTATCACAAGAAGGATTACGCGTTAAAGCAATTGTTATTTAAGAAAGGCATAAATGAGCGTTATAACGTTAAAAACGGAAATAGAAAGAACGCCGCGTGTAATGCAATTGGAAGGTATGTTTGATTTAGCACCTTCTAAATTTAGCGTTACTGAAATTCCATTTAACTTTCCAGATTTATCGGAACGTGAATGGAACGTAGGTTTAATTGTTGGTCCGTCTGGCGCAGGTAAATCCACAATTGCGCAAAAGATGTTTAATCAAGAATTACATAATAGCGAAGATATGAAATGGGCTGGTAATAAGGCAGTTATAGATAACTTTCCTAGCGATATGCCTATTAAAGATATTACTGAAATACTTTCTTCGGTAGGTTTTAGTTCGCCACCTGCTTGGCTAAGACCATATAACGCATTAAGTAATGGCGAGAAGTTTAGAGTTGAAATGGCTCGCGTATTATGCGAAAACAAAGGGTTATCGGTTGTAGATGAATTTACTTCCGTTATTGACCGCACGGTTGCCCAAATAGGTTCTGCCGCAATTGCAAAAACTGTTAGAAAGCGCAAACAAAAATTTGTTGCCGTATCGTGCCACTACGATATAGAGGAATGGCTCCAACCTGACTGGGTATATCAACCCCACTTAGGAACGTTTGTTTGGAGGTTGGTTCAACCCCGACCACAAATCAATGTTGAAATCATTTACGCTAAGTATGAAACGTGGCACACGTTCGCTCGCCATCACTATTTAAGTAACGAATTAAATAAATCAGCGCAAATCTATATCGGCGTTATTAACGACCAACCTGCGGTGTTACTAGCGGTGTTACCATTAATAAACGCTAACGTTAGAAATGCTAGGCGTATATCGCGGATAGTGGTATTACCAGACTTTCAAGGTATCGGGCTTGCCACTAAATTTATGAACGCAATTGCTGGCGGTTTAAAATCGCAAGGATTACTTACGTATATAACTACAAGCCACCCAGCGTTGATTAGGGCGTTGAACTTTAGCGATAGATGGGAAATGATTAGGAAGCCTTCTCGCGTGGCACAACGCGGTAGAACGTCTTCCTTATCTAGCCGAATTGGTCTTAGCCGTAGCCGTATTACTAGCGGTTTCAGATACGCAGGTGAAGAATATCCCGAAGTGGCAGAAATATTATCGCCTAGACCAGTTCATTAATGCTTTTTTATCCGATATATGAAAGGATATAACGATTATGCCAAAAGGAAAAAGTAATCCAGAGATACTTGAAAAAGAAAAGCGCGTATTAGAACTACGGCGCGGTGGATTAACTTTTGACTTAATTGCCGAACGTGTTGGTTACGCTAACGCTAGTTCGGCGCAAAAGGCTTATCAACGTGCGTGTGCGCGTATTGTTTATGAAGATGTAGTTGCGTTACGTAATACTGAAATGGATAGATTAGATATTGCGCAAGCGGCAATATGGAACGAAGTATTACAAGGCACGGTATCGGCAGTAATGGCATTAATAAAAATTATGGAACGGCGAGCGCGTTTGCTTGGTTTAGATGTACCAATTAAAACGCAGTTAGAGGTAACGCATTATGACTACGACACCATTGACGCAGAAGTCAAGCGACTTGTCGCTCTCCTTAATAGCGAGCCGACACGTGCGCTGGACACGCCAGTTAGCGAGAACGGAACAACTTCCAACTGAAGATAAATCGTGGTTGGTATGGTTATATCTAGCAGGGCGAGGCGCTGGAAAGACCCGAACTGCCGCTGAATGGTTGGCGTGGCAAGCCAGCAGTAATCCACGCACACGTTGGGCTATTGCCGCACCAACCTATTCAGATGTTAGAGATACTTGCGCAGAAGGCGTATCTGGCATTATTCAAATATTAAAAGAATACGGAACATTAAAAGATTACAACCGCAGTATCGGAGAAATCTTTTTAACTAATGGAAGCCGTATTAAGTTATTTAGTGGTGAAGAACCTGACCGCTTTCGTGGACCGCAATTTCACGGCGGTTGGTTTGACGAGTTAGCCGCATTTAAATATCCAGACGCGTGGGACCAATATCAATTTGGATTACGTTTAGGCGATTATCCACAAACTATTGTTACAACTACGCCACGCCCTACTAAGTTAATTAAAGATTTAATATCTCGTGACGGCGTTCGTGTCGTGCGTGGTTCAACTTTTGATAACGCTAGTAACTTGGCGGCAAGCGCGCTCGCAGAACTTAGATTACGTTACGAAAATACAAGATTAGGTCGGCAAGAGTTATACGGAGAAATATTAGACAACGTTGAAGGTGCGTTATGGACAAGAGAACTAATTGAAGCGGCAAGAGTTAGAGAATATCCGCCATTAGTTCGCGTTGTCGTAGCAATTGACCCTGCCGTTACCAGTAACGTTAATAGCGACTTAACTGGAATTGTTGCGGCTGGTTTAACGGCTGATGGGCATTATTACGTTCTATCCGATAAATCGTTACGCGCAACTCCAGATACGTGGGCAAGACAAGCAGTTAATCTTTATCACGAATATAAAGCGGACAAGATAGTTGCCGAAACTAATAATGGCGGCGATATGGTTATTATGACTTTACAGCAGGTAGATAGGTCGGTTGCTACGCAAAAGGTTACAGCGACCAGAGGCAAACAATTACGTGCCGAACCTATTAGTGCTTTATATGAACAAGGCAGAGTTCATCACGTAGGTTATTTTCCAGAATTGGAAGAACAAATGTGTGAATGGACACCGTTAAGTAATGAAAGTCCAGATAGACTTGACGCGCTGGTGTGGGCATTAACTGAATTAAATACAAGTGGTTCTAGTATGCTTACACTTGCCGCTATGGCAAAGATTTGTAGCAAATGTGGTATGCCAAGTCCAAAGCAAGCGGTAAACTGTTTCAAATGCGGTAATCCTTTAGGAGAATAATGGCAGTTACATATAACCTAGAAATTGACCAAGGCGCTGACTGGTTTGTTAACTTCCAATATAACCAACCTGCCGAAATTACAAATATTACGGCTAATGGAACTACTGTAACTTTTACTTGCTCAAATGGTTTTAATGCTGGTGAAGTTGTAAGTATTTCTGGCGTTTTACCTTCGCAATATAATTTTCAAAACGTAACTATTGCGACTGCTTCAACTTCTCAATTTACTGTTACTAATCCAGCAACAGGAACTTATATAAGTGGCGGCGTAGCATACGCACCTGTTGATGTTTCTAACTTTACTGCCGCGTTACAAATACGTTCATTACCCAGTAGCGCAACGCCAGTATTATCTTTAACAAATGGTAATGGTATTACTGTTGGAACAACTAATGGCTTAATTGAGGTTCACGCAACTGCTATTCAAACTGCGGCTATTGACGAAGGCCCTTATTATTACGATATAGAAATTACTGCCCCTATATCTGGAATTGTTACCAGATTAGCGCAAGGTAAAGTAATTGTTAGTCCAGAGGTAACCCGATAATGGCTGATGATTTAATTGTAGTTAAACCAGTTATCCCTACTGTTGTTATTACTGCGCCCGGACCGCAAGGACCCGGTGGCGACCCAGCACAAGTTTTTTATACACATAATCAAAACGTTGCTTCGGCTACTTGGACAATTAACCATAACCTAAGCGGTTATCCAACTGCTGTTGTGTTAGATAGCGCAGGAACTCAATGCGAAGGAACGTTTAGTTATCCTTCTAATAGCACTATGGTTATTTCTTTTACCAGTGCGTTTAGCGGAACGGCATACGTAATATGAGCCGTTTAGCATTAACGCCTACAAATGTTCCTGCCAGCGCCACGGACATTTCTACACCGACTTTACGCGCTGGTGATTTATACTTTAATACCGCAACTAATTCGTTAATGGTTTATACAGGTTCAACTTGGTCGGCTGTCGCACCTGCTGTTACTCAATTAGATGGCGGAGTATTTGATAGCATTGCGCCGTATAACGGTGGCGACCCTACGACAACCGCTACACAAACTTTTGATGGAGGAACTCCGTGAGCGTAGTTACACAAATTCAAATTAGACGAGGAACTGCGTCACAATGGACATCAACAAATCCTGTTCTTGCCGCAGGTGAACTAGGTTTAGAAACCGATACTGGCAAAGTAAAAGCAGGTAACGGAAGTTCAAACTGGAATTCTTTAAGTTACGTAGGCGCAGGAGATATTGAAGGCGTTACTGCTGGAACTGGTCTTAGTGGCGGTGGAACTAGCGGAACTGTAACGTTATCAATTGATACAAATACAACAGTTGATAAAACAACTGCGCAAACTCTCACTAATAAAACCATTAGCGGTTCTAGCAACACGCTAAGTAGTATCGGTAATAGCAGTTTGACTAATAGTGCTATTACAATTAATGGAACTTCGGTATCATTGGGCGGTTCCATAACTATTGAAGCAAGTAGTTTTGTTCCTTCCTTTATGTTAGGCGGTATGTAATAAATGGCACGTAAGTTTCTAGTCAGTATTGACTTAAATAAAAACGAATTACAAAATGGCGTAATTCAAAATTTAGGTACTGCCCCTTCTTCACCAGTAGCAGGTCAAATTTATTTTGATACTGTTGATAACGAACTTTATTTTTATAATGGAAGTGCGTGGGAAAGCACGCAAGCAAATGCGCAAGTTACTTATGGAACTTATGCCGCACGACCAGCCGCTTCCGAAGCAGGGCGTTTATATTACGCAACCGACCAACAATTACTTTATTTTGATGATGGTTCTACTTGGGCGCAAGTTTCTAATTTTGGTTCAGTAACAGCGCAAACAACTTATGGTGCGTCAAGTGGAAATGGTTCCTCTAATAATTACGCACGTGCCGACCATACTCACGGAACGCCAGCACTAAGTAATGCCACACCTGCTTCTCTTGCTATTGGCGGTTCTTCATCTGCTGGAACTGGAACTGCGCCAAGCCGTGAAGACCATACGCACGCAATGCCTACATTTGGAAACGTAACCGCGCAAACATCTTTTGGTTCTTCATCTGGTAATGGAAGTAGCACCAGCGTTTCTCACGCAGACCATACGCACGGAACACCTACGCACGATAATGCGGCGCACGCACTTATTAATCTTTCTGCACTTGCCGCAGCAACCGCAGATGTTTCAATGGGTAATTACAAAATTACTAGCGTGGCAACGCCAGTTAGTTCAACTGACGCGGCTAATAAACAATATGTAGATGATGTTGCGCAAGGTTTAAATATCCACGCGGCTTCTTATGCCGCAACAACGGCTAATTTAAATGCCACTTACGATAATGGAACTTCGGGAGTAGGCGCAACTCTTACTAACGCAGGAACGCAAGCCGCATTTAGCGTAGATGGCGTAAGCCCTTCTGCTACTGCTCGTATTCTTGTAAAAAATCAAACAAATACTTTTGAAAATGGTATTTATACACTTACCACAGTAGGTAGCGGTTCAACTAACTGGGTTTTAACACGCGCTACCGATTTTGATACCGCAACTGAAATTGCTGGTGGAGATTTTACATTTGTTGACGCAGGTTCAACTCTTGCTAATACTGGTTGGGTTTGTACCGATGAAGTAACAACAGTAGGAACTGACCCAATTATTTTCCAGCAATTTTCTGGCGCTGGAACTTATACCGCAAGTAATGGCGTTCAATTAGTTGGTTCTAATTTCTCTGGCGTAGTTGTAAGCGGCGGCGGTTTAACTGTTGGCGCAAGCGGTTTTGATATTGATACTGCCGTAGTTGTAAAGAAATATGCCGCAAACGTAGGTGATGGCACGGCAACTTCTTACGTAATTAGCCATAACTTAGGAACTAAAGATGTAACTGTTGCGGTTTATGATAATTCCTCGCCATACGCCGAAGTTACTTGCGACGTTCAACATACTTCTACAACCGCTATTACGTTATTGTTCTCGGTAGCACCAACATCAAATCAATATCGTGTAGTTGTTCACGGTTAATTAGGGGGCAAAAATGGGTCTAATTGACCGATTTGCTGAAAAAGTTGCGGAGCAATTACAGAAAGCACCTAATCTTCCTGTAGGTTCCGTAACTTTAACAGAACAGCAAATGCGCAACGTATCGGGGCGCACAAATGTAACTTATGGGCAAACTGACCCATTACCTCGTAACGCCATTACGCCTACTGTTCCGTTTTCACCGGGTTCTCCAATTGTTCCGGGCGCAATTAATCCGCCTTCTGAAAGTGGAAGACCAGACCCACGCCGTTTTGAATATCAAGTAGCACAAAATATTAATATTACGGAAACTAGATTAGTTCCGTTTAAAACTCTACGTGCGGCGGCAGACCAAATTGATATTTTGCGCCGTTGTATTGAAGTAAGTAAGGCAAAAATACTTGGTTTAAATTGGGATATTGTTCTTGCCGAAGATAGTGCTGAAAAACTTATTAGTGAAATTGGTGGCGCTCGCGTTCGTGCTATGTCGGTGGCACGCGAAAGATATACCGATGAAATTTCACGCCTTCGTTCATTTTGGGAACAACCAGATAAGGCTAACGGATTACTTTTTTATGACTGGTTGAATATCGCACTTGAAGAAATATTAGTGCTTGACGCGTGGGCAATTTGGCCGCAACCAACAGTAGGCGGCGAATTATTTGGATTACAAATTCTTGATGGTTCAACTATTAAACCATTAATTGACGATAGAGGTATGCGCCCTACGCCACCTTTCCCTGCGTTCCAGCAAATCTTGTACGGCTTTCCACGTAGCGAATTTGCCGCACCTACCGAAAATGAAAGCGCAGATGGCGAATTTACTTCCGATGAACTTGCCTATTTTATCCGTAATCGCAGAGCCACAACTGTTTATGGTTATAGCCCAACTGAACGCGCTTTGCCATTAGCCGATATTTATTTGCGTAGGCAACAATGGTTACGCGCCGAATATACAGATGGCGTTACACCAGAATTGATAATGAAAACTGACGCAAACTTTGGTAATAATCCTAATTTGCTAAAGGCGTATGAAGATATTTTCAATTCCGATTTGGCTGGACAAACAGAACAACGTAAGCGCGTAAGACTTCTTCCAGCAGGTATGGAACCAGTTCAATACGACGGATACGGCGAACGTTTTAAAGATACGTTAGATGAGTATTTGGTTAATTCTATTTGCGGTCATTACGGCGTATTACCAAGCGAAATCGGATTTAATCCAAAAAACGGATTAGGCGGTTCTGGTTTCCAATTAGGACAAGCACAAAGTTCTGAAGTATTAGGCGCAATTCCATTAGCAACTTGGGTGGCGCGTATGTTTTCTCATTTGTCTTATATGTTCTTAGGTATGCCACGCGAACTTGAATTTAAGTTTATGGAAAGTGGTCGTCAAGATTTGGAATCAATTGCTCGCACACGCGATATTGAATTAAAGTCTGGCGCATTAACACTAAACGAAGCACGTTCATTAACAGGTCGCCCATTAATTGAAGCACCAGAAGCAGATATGCCTATTGTTGCCGTAGGTAATGGTGCGTATTTGGTAACCGAAGAAGGTTTCAAACCACTAGAAACTCCAGCCGAAAGCGGCGGTGAATTACTTGGTGGTTTTGACGCGCCTACTCCCGAACTAACTGCAAATGAAGCAGAAACAGTTCAAGGTGAAACCGAACGTGAAGAAATTGACGAAGGTAAAGCCGCGCAAGAGGAACTAAAACAATTCTTACGTTGGTTGCGTAAATCGCCAGAGCGTTCTTTCCGTTTTAAAGATGTTCCAGTTGTTTATGCTGACGTTCTCAATAAATTTGTAGCCACAAAGGATTACGACAGCGCACGCTGGTATGCCGAACGTTATCTAGCGTAGGTTTCTAATGAGGCAAAGCCGTGCGTGGAAGCAACGCAATAACGCAAAGGTTCGTTTAGCCGCTAGACGTGCCAAATTAATTCGTGATGGTATTAAAGAAAGTATTAATACTAAAGACGTAGTTGAAGCATTTTTACATAATATGCCTAGCACAAATATGACTACTGAACAAGCACGTAACTGGACTTTAACTCACGTTAGACCAAATAGTGCGCCGTTAATGGCGGCATTTAGAACTATTTATAGCGAAGCGTATGTGCTTGGTGAAGATATAGCGTTATCGGCAATTGCTAAAGCAAAGATAAATAAAGCACCAACTAAACAACAATTACAACGCGCTATCGGTGTTAATTGGGCTAACTGGAAACCGGGCAATAGAGCCGCCGCCGCATTAGTTCAACCGCCTAAAGGATTACAAACGTTACTAGATAGACGCGGTGTAACAATTCAAGGTTTAAATAGAACTTCGTTAGACCGAATAGGAACGGCACTTGCTAACGCTTTAAAGAAAGGGCAAACACCGCAAGCCGTAGTAGGAACTATTTTGGAAGAAATTGCTGGTTATCGTGAGAAGTTGGCAAAGGATTTAGAAATAGAAATTGACGATATTTTGTCCGATAGCGAGCGCGCTTTAAATATTGCGCAAACGGAAATGAGCCGTGCCGTTAGCGTGGCGAACCGCGAATTATATGAAGATAGTGGCGTTGAACTGGTAGAGTGGTTGGTTGCTGAACCTTGTGATTTATGTCAAGAGAACGCGGACGCCTCGCCTATCCGTATTGACGAGCGTTTTCCTAGTGGAGATACGGAACCGCCAGCGCACCCTAATTGCGTTTGTGATATTGCGCCGTATGTTGTAGATACGCGAGATATAGGCGAAGACGCTTTATCCATAATTCTAGGAAACGAGGATTAATTTTGGATATCCAAAATAAAGCCGCAGAAGGTTTTATACCACCAAAAAGTGTTCAACAAAATGCCGCACGTGGTTTAGAATTACGCCGCGAATTTGGTAGAGGTGGAACGGAAGTAGGCGTTGCTCGCGCAAGAGATTTATCAAATGGTAAATCAATTCCTTTAGAAACCATTAATCGTATGGTAAGTTATTTTGCCAGACACGAAGTTGATAAAAAAGGAGAAAACTGGGGTAACGCTAGTAATCCTTCAAAGGGTTATATTGCTTGGCTTTTATGGGGCGGAGATGCTGGCAAAACGTGGGCGAATTCCATAGCAGAGAGAGAAAAGAAAAAGGACAAGTCAATGGCAATAGATACAACAAATGCGTATGCCGCAATTATTAAGCAAGAAAAGCAAGAAGACGGAACGCTACTTGTCTATGGTAAGGCAACTGACGATAGCGTAGATATTGACCAACAAATTTGTGACGCTGGTTGGTTAGAAAAGGCTATGCCAGAGTGGTTTAAAACTGGCGGTAATATCCGCGAACAACATTCAAATATTGCCGCAGGTGTTGCTAAAGAATTGGATAGCAAATCTGACGGACATTACATTTCTGCTTTAGTTGTTGACCCTGTTTCTGTTAAGAAGGTAGAAACTGGCGTGCTAAAAGGTTTCTCAATTGGTATCCGTTCTCCGCGTGTCGTGCGTGATAATAAAGCGGCTAATGGTCGCATTATTGACGGACAAATTGTGGAAGTATCGCTTGTAGATAGACCAGCAAACCCTAACGCAAAGTTAATGCTTGCTAAATCTGATAATGGTTCTGACTTTACACAAATGGAAGAACTTGTAGAAACTGCCAAAGGAGTAGAAATGGAAGAAAAAGAAAACGAGAAGGCGGTTTCCGAAAAGCCTTCAAAGGAAGAATTACTAGAGCGTTACGCCGCTGCAAAACAAGCACTAAAAGAAATTACTGCTATGTGCAAAGAGGCTGGCGTAGAAATTGAAATTGACGGCGAAGAAGAAGCCGAAGAAAAGAAACAATATGGCGAAAGCGCCGAGGAAGAAACCGAAGAAGGTAGTAAGCCTGGTGCCGCTGAAGAAGAAGTTGAAGAAGCCGAAGGTAAGAAACCACTTGATAAATCAACTACTGAAAAATGCCTAGAGTGCGGCTGTAATCAAGTAGGTAATCCACACGGCGGCGGAGAAATTACTTTGCCAGATGGAACTACCGCTAATATGACTACCGCGCAAATGGTTTCACCAACACAAACTCCTAAGAGTGTTACAGAAATCATTCCAGAAACAACAATTGAGCGTTTGCCAACTGTTACTGATGATGATGTATATGAAGATGACGAAGATTTGTCTAACAAGACAATTACTGCAATTGTAGAAAAAGCCGTAAAGAGTGCAAAAGAAGCGGTAACTACCGAGATTAATTCCTATCAAGAGGAAATTAATAAGTTACAAGCCGAATTAGCAACGGCAAAAAGCAAGGCAGTATCTGGAGGCCCTAAGCGTTCAGGCGTAAAAATTGATATGTCGGAAGTTTCCGAACTATTAAATAAAGCGGCTGAATTTCGCGCAAAGGCTTCCGTAACCGCAGATAAAGACTTGGCTCGCGGTTACCGTGAATTAGCGGCAGATTTTGACGCTAAAGCAAACGCAACCAAGCCAAGTAACTAATCAAAACAAACTCTTTACGAAAGGAAAACAATGGCACTAACAGCCCCTAAAGCAGCCGATATGTTCGGCGATGCTAGTTCCGCTAAGGAACAGGCTATTGCTATGGACGAGTTCAAATCTGAACTTTCAAAGTCTGTATCACACGCTGTTACTGACCCAATGGCAGTTGCCGCTATTCGCGAAGGAAAGACAACTTTCGCAGCGGCTTCTGGCGACGCAGTTGCTTCACTAGAAGCACTTGCCGCTAATAAGTCATTGGCACCAGACGCAGTAAGCGCGCTTAATAACGCACTTTCTTCACAGCGTTTAGCAATGCAAGATATCCAAAAGGATATTACTCTTACATCACCACTTAGCACATCTTTCGCGGCATTTGACCTAGAAGCACCTGCTAAGTTGCTTACACCACGCCCAACTCCACTACGCAACAAAATTGCACGTAAGAAGGGTGTCGGTACTTCACACCGCGTAAAGCGTATCCTTGGATACACAGGTACAGGTACAGGTGGAGTAGGAAATGTATGGCCGGGTATTACAGAAAGCACCACAACCACATTTGGTTCTATCAACTACGAGCGTGGTCCAAAGATTTCTTATGCTGCTGACGACCTAATCTTGCCTTACAACTCTTACTCACTATCAGATAGCGTTTCATTTGACGCTAACTTCTCTGGTATGGGTTATGAAGATTTGCGTCAATTGTCTTCAACTTCAACTCTCTACGCAACAATGTTGATGGAAGAGCGTATGATGTTGATGGCACGCGGAACTGCTTCTGGTTATTCAGGCGCACTTTCTGCACCTACATTTACATTGGCAAGCCCAGTAGCAAGCGGTTCACAAACTGCTCTTGCGGCGGCAACTTATTATGTAAACGTTACTGCTGACGCAGGTATTTCTGGTTCTGGTTTCGGTGAATCAATTCTCGGAACAGAAGCAAGCACCGCAGTTGCCTCTGGCGACGTTCTAACAATTACTGTTAACACCGCAGTTGCTGGCGCACTTGGTTACAACATCTACGTTGGAACCGCAACAGGCGCGGCTAACTTGAAGTATCAGGGAACTCTAAAAGGAACTGGTACCTTCACAATTCAGGGAGCAAGCGCAAGCGTTACAGGTAACAACGCGGCATATAGTACATCTGGTGCTGCTGCTTCACGTGCTACATCTGATACTTCTGCTTACGCAACAGGTTATGACGGAATTCTCCCAACAGTTTTGGGTTCAAACTCTGGTTATAACAACTCAATTAACAGCACATTCTCAACATCAAATCCTGGTGTTGAATATCAGACCGTGTTTTATAACCTTTACAACAGCGTAAAGGCTGACCCAGATGAGATTTTGATTAACGGCGCAGACCGCAAGCAACTCTCTGATTCAATTAAGAACGGTTCAACCGCAAACTATCGTCTAACTCTTACACAAACAGAGGCTGGCGATTACGTAGGTGGCGCAACAATTGGCGCGCTCTACAACGAAGTAACTGGAAAGATGGTTCCGCTAACGGTTCACCCTTGGCTACCACAAGGCGTATCGCCTGTTCTTTCCTACACACTTCCAATTCCAGACACAGAAGTTTCTGATGTATGGGCAAACTTTATGGTTCAGGACTATATGGGTATCCAATGGCCTGTAACTCAGTTTGCTTATGAATTCTCAACATACTTCCGTGGAACATTCTTCTGCACCGCACCTGCTTGGAACGGCGCAGTTTCAGGAATTGTAAACGCGTAGTTTGAAATAAGTTGTGGTGCGTCAAATAGTGGGCGCACCACAACTTAACTAAAGAAGGAGGGTTATATGCCAAAGATGATACCGCCATCAGGTTTGAAAGAAGTTGCTATCAAAACTGAACGTGGAACTAAGGTTTATAAAGCAGGGCGTGATGGATTAATTAACGTAGATAATCCAAAACACGCAAGACAAATGAAAGACGAAGGTTTAGGGCAAGCAAGCACTAGCGGCGCAATGGTAGGTGAAGGATTTCCTTGTACCGCGTGTGGTTTTGGCAGTTGGTTTAAAAAGTGTTCGCGTTGCGGACACGAGAACGAACGAATTATGAAAGACGGCGACTAATGGCAACTGGCGTAACACCTTTAACGTTTAACGAATATCCTTATATAACAGCCGCCGAATATAAAAACGCGCCAACAAGTATTGATTACGATAACTTGGTTGTAGGCGGTAACGCAGAAGCACAAGACGCTGAATTAGAACGCGTAATACTTCGTGCTTCATCTTTTCTTGACGAATATTTAAATCAAAATTTAGTTGCTTCTTCACGCACAGAAACACAACGCACAAGATTTACTCCACAAGGTTATATTGAACTTCACCCATATCAATATCCAATTATTTCGTTACAAAGTTTTGAATATGGCGCAGACCCAAACAATTTAGTAACGCTTACCGACCCTTCAACATCTTGGTTTGAAGAACAACAAATTATTATTCCAATTAGTCAATTATCATTAACTTATTCTTCGCAAGGACCGCTTTCTTTTGGCGGTGCTGGTTCTAACGCATATCAAATCTTTACCAAATATAATTACACCGCAGGATACGTTAATAACGCTATTGCTAGCGCAACTGCTGGACAAAGTTCAATGTTAGTTGGTAACGCAACTGGTATTACTGCTGGCAGTATGTATCGGATTTATGACGGCGCAAAATCTGAAACTATTTATGTGGCAAGTAACTACGTTTATGGTTCAACAACGGTTCCCTTAGTAGCCCCATTAACGTTCAGCCACGCGGCTGGCGTGACCTTTGGTAACTTACCTACTGCGATTAAGCAAGCGGCTATTCTTGTAACCACCGCGTTTTTGAAAGTTCGTGGCGATAACTCTTTAACTATGAATATTACTTATACACCTACCACTAATATTGAAGCGGCTCAACGTTATGGCGGAGATATTGCTATGGCACTTGAAATGGTTAGCCTTTATCGGAGAGTGCGTTAATGGCTGGTCGTTCTGGTGTTCGTCAAACTTTATTTACATTTCTTTCAAATCCACCGATAGAAACGTTAAATCAAGTTTTACTTTCATTTCCAAAACGTATCAATTTTCAAGTCAATAGTCAGCCCGGTCAGTTAAGCCGTGCGGCGGTAGTTATTTTTATCCAAAGTGAAAATGAAACACGCCTTGCTATTGGCGGTGCGCATAATGGTTGGAAACGTGTTGATTATTCCGTTATATTACAAATTTATCACCATAGTCTTCAACGAAATGCGGAAGCCGCTATGACGGATTTTGATACACTTGTTGATAATATTAAGACAAGGTTACGCTCTAACCACAACTTTGGTGACGAAAGCGGCACTTTAGTATGGCAAGGAGCAGAACCAATTATTAGCGCGACCTACGGCGAACCTGCCACAACGGAAGAAGGAGCAACGGAAACGTTTGCTGAACTTCAGTTTGACGTAACCGAGATGGTACAAGCATAAGGAGAACAAATGAAATATAAATATAACGGAACAGATGAGCGCGTGTTCCCTTCGCTTGGAGTTGTTGTAAAACCGGGCGAAGAATTTGACGCGCCCGATAATTTTAGCGCGCCAAATGTCACCGCAGTTGGTGCGTCTAAACCAGCAATTAAACCAGCCACAGCAACGCCTTTGGCAGAAAAGCAGGAGAGTGAATAATGACCGTACAAGCCTCGGTGCGTTCCTACGTTGGTATCGCCAAAGAAGCAACCAAAGGAACAGCAGTAGCACCAACCGATTTTATCCCAGTAGCAAAAGATAGTTTAAAGCCAGTAGATGTTATTGACCCACTTTACGATACTGGTTTGCGTGGTTCTAACGTAGTTAATTACAACTACATTCCGGGCCGCAAGCGTTCCACATTTGATTTTGGCGGCGCAGTATTTGCCGACACTATTGGATATTCATTAGCAGGAATTATGGGCGCAGTTTCCACATCTGGCGCAAGCGCACCTTATACACACACAATTTCTTTGCTAAATTCTTTAACTTCTGGAACAGATACACAACCAATTTCTTACACACTTACCGATTTTTATGCGGTAGATGTTCGTTCATATCCAGGTTGCCAGTTCAGCGATTTCTCATTGAAGTTTAACGCTGATGGAATGTTGGAATTTGATACAAAAACCACAGGTTTTTCATCTTCAACTGTTGCTGACCCAAGCCCTTCATTTAGCACAGTATTACCTACGCCAGTATGGCAAGGAACTGTATCTATTGGCGGTTCAGCCGTGTCTTATTCAATGGAAGGAAATATTGATTTAGCACGTGCGGTAACACCTATTTACGGCATTAGTCAGACACAAGACCCATATCAGGTATTTCTTGGACCACTTGAAGTAACTGGAACAATTAAGTTCATTATGACGGCAGATACCGAATTAACACGTTATCTAACTAATACACAACCAGCAATTGTTCTTAACTGGGCATACGGCGCAGGTTCAAGCGCAGTTCAAATCCAAGCAACAATTACTAAAGGTGCTTATACCGCCGCCGCAATTGAACGTGGTGACGATTTTGTATCCGTAACAGTAGAACTAAACGGACAAGCAAATACAACCGACGCTGGTGCGTCTGGTGGATATTCGCCTATTAAGTGGGTTCTACAAAACGCAAAGGCTTCTGGCACTTACGCATAAGCCAGAAAAGATGTGTTGAGGGGGTTGGTTGAGTGGGTCGCCTTCCCCCACTCCCACCCCTCAACACCTTAATAAATAAATCGGAAGGCAACTACGGAAGGAAATAAAATGGCTAAGAAAGAAGTAGTTTTACCAATAAGCAAGGCAAAGGTAACTCTTAAAGACCCAAAGGAACTAAAGGTAAAAGACCGCAAAAAGGTTTACGCTAATGCGGCTAATGCTGAACAAGGTATTATGCAAGCGTTATCACTAACTGATGGACTTATTGCCATAATGGTTGATAGTTGGGATTTGGAATTACCAATTCCTTCGGTCAAAATTTCTGTTTTAGATGAAATGGAAATGGCGGATTACGATTTTCTAACAGAACAAACCAAAGACGCACAAAAGATTTTGTTCCCAGCCTTAGCAGAAACCGAAGAAACCGTGAAAGACGTTGATAGCCCTTTCGGCAACTCCAACGCCTAAAATGGATACTTGAAGGCGGCGAACGCCACGAAGCCTTTAGTTATCCAGATGAGGAATGGTTTTATTATCTATTAGCAAAAGAATTTGGTTGGACACCTGCGCAAGTAGATGAACAACCAGCGGCATTATTGGACTGGTTAGTTCATATATCGGCAATAACGAAAAAGGTGGAAAGTGATAACCTCAAATCTGAAATTGGTTAGAGATAGTGTTACTAAAGCCACCAAATCTATTGACGAAGGTGCGCGTAACGCTCGTGACGAAATGATGGTTGCGTTAATTCAATTATCTAAAGAAGAAATTCAAGGGCGCAGACCAAAAGGTGAAAAGGCAACTGCTGGTCTTCCACCTATGAATAGAACAGGTAATTTGCGCCGTTCAATTCGTGGTGAAAAAATTACTAAAGGTTTTGGTAAATATGAAGCCATTGTCGGACCAACAATTATCTATGGTCGGGCGGTAGAATTAGGTGGTAATTTTGCGCCACGCTCTTGGAAAGGAACTACTGCTATGCGCGGTTTCCCTTATATGGCACCTGCCTTTAAAAAATTCCAAGTTATTGCCCCTGCCATTGTTCGCAAAAATTTAACAATAGGCGGTAAATAATGGCTGGTAATTTTCTTCCACCTGCAATATTTGAAATTAAGGCTATTGCCGATGAAGCAATTGCTAAATTCAAAGACGTTAATAACGAACTTGAAAAGATGGAAGGACAAGCCGCAAAGGCTGGCGGAAGCGTTGATAAAATGCAACAAGTTAGCCGTATTGCTACTGCCGCTTTAATCGGTATGGGAACAGCGTTTGCTGGTTTTGCCGCAGTTGGTATTAAAGAAGCACAAGAAACTGAACAAGTATTTACAAAATTAGGCGTAACGCTTTCTAATCTTGGTATTAGTAGTGCCGCAACGCGAGCGCAAGTTGAAGAACTATCTGGTAGTTACGTCAAATTAGGTTTTGGCGGAGATGAAGCGGCGAGCGCACTTAATACTTTATTAGGCGCAACTGGCGATTTAGATGAATCACAAAAACTTCTTGCTATGTCTGCCGATTTAGCGCGTTTAAAAAATATTGATTTGGCTTCTGCCGCAAGTATTTTAGGTAAGGCAAGTAACGGAAGCACAAAAGCGTTTAAAGAATTAGGTATTACTTTTGATGAAAGTTTGCCTAAAAATGAAGCATTAAAGAAAGCAATGGAAGAATTAGCCACAAAAACTGGCGGTCAAGCAATTGCTTTTACTCAAACTTTTGCTGGTCAATTAGTTGTTCTCAAAGAACAATTTAAAGATAGCGCGGAAAGCGTAGGTTCATTCCTTTTACCTAAGTTACAACAATTACTTGACGCATTTAATTCAGCCATAGATTTTGTAAAACGTAACTCCGAAGCATTTAAAATATTTGCTGGAATAATTTTAACAGTAACAGTTGCGCTTGCTTCTTACAATATTGCTATCAAAGTTTCCACAGCGCTTACTAAAGCGTGGACAATTGTTACCAAAATACAACAAGCCGCAACGTTAATTCTTACTGGACAATTTAAAGCACTTAATACTGTTATGAAATTAAATCCTATTGGTTTAATTGTTACCGCAGGTGTTTTATTAGCAGGTATATTTGTAATGCTTTGGAACAAATCTGAAACTTTCCGTAAAGGTGTTATTGCGGTAGGTAAGGCTGGACTTACTGCGCTTGCTGGACTTATCACAATGGCTGGTCAAGTAGGTGAAGCATATTTAAAATTTCTTTTAACTCCATTAAAACTTTTATTAACTGCTTTATCAAAACTGCCTGGTGTTGGAAAATACGCCAAAACTGGTTTGGATATTCTTAATAAAGGTTTAGATGGCGTATCTGATTTTGCTAATAAAGCGGCTGGCAAAGTAAAAGAACTTTCAGGAAAATTAGATAGTTTAAATAAACCCATTAAAATTGGTGGCGGTAAAGGTATTGAAGTGCCTGATTTTGGCAATAAAAAAGGTGGCGGTAAAACAAGCGGTGGTAAAACTAAAGAACAAATTGCTGCCGAAAAAGAAATTGCCAAGCAAAATGAAGATTATATGAAAACCGTTAAAGAACTTAACGAAAAAATTGCTAATGCGCAAGAAAAATATCAAGAACAATTGGTTAAGGCTAATAAACGTTATAACGAAGTAGTTGCGAGCGCAAACGCAAAAGCGGCAGAAGAAACCATTAAAGCCGAACAAAAGAAAAATGAAGATATTACAAAGGCTAATGCCGAATATCAAAAGAAAACACAAGCGGCTCAAAAAACGTTTAACGACACAATGGGCAAACTTAACGCTAAACGTGCCGAAGATTTGGCTAAATTAGAAAAAGATAACGCGGCTAAGGTTGCTGAAATTTATAAGGCTAACGCGGCTAAATTACAAGATATTGTTAATGAAAGTATTAACCGACTACGTGACGCGTATAAACAAGGAACTTCATTTAGTGTTACAGATTTATTTAAAGGTTTAGTTGAGGCTGGAACTGCTAGCGCGCAAGGTTTATTAGAGGCGTTACAAAATAAACTTTCTGGCGCTCGCCGTTTAGCGGCTAAGGCTTCCGAATTAGCGGCGGCTGGATTTAGTCAAACATTTGTGGAACAAGTTGTATCGGCTGGACCCGAAGTAGGTATTGAACTTGCCGATAGTATTTTAAATGCCACACCAGAAACTATTAAAGAGTTACAAGCAACTTTCCGCGCTATGGAAACTCAAACTAATACTGGTTTAGACCAACTTGCTACGGCTATGAACCGTGGCGCAAATTTGGCTACTGATGAACTTAATAAAGCGTATCGTGAAGCAGAAACAGAATTAACAGAATTTTTAACTCAACAAGCGGCTGATTATATGGCGGCACAAGTTGAAATTAATAAAGATTTTACAGAACAAATGGCAGAAGCCGAACGAACACGTGACGAAGCGTTAGCACAAGCACAAGCCGATTTAACCGAAGCGTTAGCGGCAATTGATAAAGAATTTCAAGACCGCATTATTGAGATTAATAAAGATTTATCTAATGCGCTTGCAGAAGCCGCAAAAGATTTGGCTGAGGCTACGGAAGAAGCGCGTAAAGAACTTTCCGATACGTTAAATGATATTGCTAAAGAATTTGATGAGAAATTAGGCAAAATTAAAAACGCAATTGCTTCCACTATTGACGCTATTAAAGCAATGATGGCGGCATTAGCGGCGGCACAAGCGGCGGCGGCTGCGGCAAGTGTATCGGCAACAGTTACAACCACAACTACAACTACGCCTAAAACAACAACCACAACTACAACTACGCCTAAAACAACAACCACAGGCACTACAAATATTAATGTAACTGGTGTAAATTTAACTAGCCCACAAGAAACTGCTCAACAAATTCAATACGCAATTAAATACGGACAAGTTGTTCAAGTTCAGCCCGGAACAGTTACAACAGGTTTAATGGCGGTTAGAACAGGTAGAGGAACGGCGGTATTTGAATGACATTAACAGCCGTATATTCTTTTTCGTTTAACGGACAAGTATTTGGTGGTGCTAATAGCCCTTATCAAATAACGGAAGTTGATGGTTTAGAAAGTCTTCCAGAAATCCGTAATCAAGATGATAACCGAGGATATGCCGATGGTATGTTTTCTGGTCGGGATTTTCTTGGTGGTCGTTCCATTTCAATGATTATTGAAACGTTTGCCACAACTGGTATGTCGGCACAAGATAATTACAATATTTTACAAAGTGTATTATTACCACAAACGTCTGGTACAACGCCGTTATATTTCAAACTTCCTACTGTTACAGGCGACCAATATATAAACGCTCGTGTTCGCGGTCTTCGTACCATTATTACGCCTGATTACACATACGGCAAAATTACTTCGCAAGTTATTTTTTATTGCCCAGACCCACGTTGGTATTCATCTAATCAACAAACCGCAACGCTGGCTTATTCAACTCCTACTGGTCGCATTTATAACCGCACTTATAATCTTACGTATGGCGGCGGTTCGGCTACCATTACAACCACAATTACAAATAACGGTTGGGTTGATACTTACCCGACTATAACCATTACTGGCCCTATTACTAATCCGACAGTAGGCAACGGAACTCAAAGCAAGGCTTTAAATTTTGTGGGAACATTCTCATCAAGTGATGAATTAGTTGTAGATTTATACAATAAACTAATCACGTTAAACGGACAACCAGCCCGAAACTTACTTATTTCAGGTGAATGGTTTTCTGCTCAACCGGGTAATAATTCGTTTTACTTTGTTGGTACAGGAACACTCGCTGGAACTACGGAAGCAACGGTAGTATGGCACTCGGCTTACATTTAGGAGATTAAATGACTTTACGCACACCGCCTTCTTGGTTACAAAATGGAAGCCACCCTGCCGAAAATGACCGCTTATCGGTTCAAGCACTTTACGCCACAACTGGCATTATTGGTTCTTCTTCGTTAGCAGTAACACCTAATTCGCCAGCAGGTATGTCGGTACGCGTTGCTACTGGTTGGTGCGCCATTGTCGGTACAACGCAAAGCAATATGGGCGTATATACAGTATTTAATGACGCGCAAGATACGCTAACTGTTACTACGGCAGACCCTACAAATCCACGTATTGACCGCGTAGTTGTAACTGTTCGTGACGCTTATTATTCAGGTGCGTTTAATGATGTAATTTTCCAAGTAATAGCAGGAACACCAGCAGGTTCGCCAGTTGCGCCTTCTACGCCAGATAATTCAATTTCACTTGCCACAATTGCGGTAGGTGCTGGCGTAACGCAAATTAATGCTGGAAATATTACTGATACACGTACAGAAATAACCACAAATTTACCAGTAGGCGATATTACAGGCGTAACTGCTGGAACAGGATTAACAGGCGGCGGTTCAAGCGGCGCGGTAACCGTTGCTCTTGATACAAGTTCTGCTTATGTTATTCCAACCCAAACAGGCAATAACGGCAAATTTTTAACTACAAATGGTAGTGTTGCTTCTTGGGATACAGTAACCACCGACCCGACACCAACCGTTTTCCTTATGATGGGAGCATAAATCAATGGCAACAACATACAAAGTATTAGGGCAAAGTAACCCTTCTGCTACAACTCTTACAACACTTTATACAGTACCTTCTGCAACACAAGCAGTTGTTTCTAGCATTGTGGTAGCAAATTTAACCGCAACTGCGGCAACTTTCCGTATTGCGGTACGCCCTGCTGGTGCTTCAATTACCAACGCACATTATGTTGGTTATGATATTACAGTAGGTGCTTCTGATAGCACAGTTTTAACAATGGGTATTACAATGGGCGCAACAGATGTTCTTTCTGTTTATGCTTCAACCGCAAATTTAACTTTCCAAGCATACGGAAGTGAAATTGCTTAATAATGTCCATTAAATCCATCAAAAACGGCACACGTAGTATTTCTATGCTTGTGGGTAATGCGGCTTATAATCCTTTACCTACAAGTATTGAATATTTAGTTATTGCTGGTGGCGGCGCAGGTGGCGCAGGTGGTTCAGGGCCTCGCGGTGGCGGTGGCGGTGGT